CAAGCTGATAATTTATATGCTATGTATAATATTGGTTGGTATTATAATGAAGATAGTACTATAAACACCCATTATAATCCTAATGATTTTAGAAAATATAGTTTACAAGAATGTAGTGCTGATATTCTAGGAATTGATTATAAAGAAATTAAACCAAAATTATCTTTTAAAAACACAGGCCCTACTATTGAGGGTAAATATGTTTGCATAGCTCCCCACGGTTCAGCTCATGCTAAGTATTGGAATTACCCTGGGGGTTGGCAAGATGTAATTGATTATCTAAATAAAGAAGGTTATAAAGTAGTAATGATTACCCAAGAAAAATTGGGTGATGATTGGCATGATTCTAAATTAGGAGGAACTTTAACAGGTGTAATTGATAAAACTGGAGATTATCCTTTATCTGATAGAGCCACAGATATGATGGGTGCTGAATTTTTTATAGGTATTGGTAGTGGTTTAAGTTGGTTAAATTGGGCTTTAAATCAAAAAACTATATTAATTTCAGGATTTAGTGCTCCATTTAGTGAATTTACAGATTGCGAACGTGTGTTTACTTCTTCTCCTAGTGCATGTAATAGTTGTTATAATAGAACAAGATTAGATGCTGGAGATTGGGGATGGTGTCCTGAACACAAAGGAACATATAGACAATTTGAATGTACTAAAACAATTCTTCCTGACCAAGTGTTTAAAGCTATTGAACGAGTAAAAAATTCTTAATATTTATAAATAAAAATGGAAAAAAAAGTTTTAACCGAAGAAGAAATCAATAAGTTAAAAGAATTAAAAACACAATTTGAAAGACTTACTGATGTTATAGGAAATAATGAGGTTCAAATTATGAATCTTGAAATTAGAAAAGAGCAATTAAAAAATAATTTGTATCAAATACAACAACAAGAATTAGCTTTAGCCAAAGAATTAGAGGAAAAGTATGGTGATGGAACTATATCTTTAGAATCTGGTGAGTTTTTACCAAAAGAATAAATTTTTAAAAAACTTTAACATATTTATTATAAAATATAATCCAAAATGGCAGAAACATTAATCTCCCCAGGTGTATTAGCTAGAGAAAATGATCAATCTCAAATCACCTCACAACCTGTACAAGCAGGTGCAGCAATTGTAGGACCTACTGTAAAAGGTCAGGTTAATATTCCAAAGTTAGTTACTACTTATTCTGAGTATTTAGCTACTTTTGGTAGTACATTTGATAGTGGTTCAGATGAATTTACTTATTTAACCTCAATCTCAGCTTATAATTACTTCCAAAATGGAGGTACTTCTTTATTAGTAACAAGAGTTGCCTCAGGTTCATTTACTGCTGCTACTTCTTCTGATGTTATTGATGGTGATGGTACAGGAAGTGCTTTTACCCTTGAAACTCTTGCTCAAGGTACTATTATGAACAGTACAGGACCTGAAGGTAGTACAGGTGCTCTTGATAGTGGTTCTGCTGATAATATTAGATGGGAAATTGTTAACCCTAATACAGATCAAGGCACTTTCTCAGTAGTAATTAGACAAGGTAACGATAAAGAAAAAGCAAAATCAGTACTTGAAACATTTACTAACGTATCTTTAGATCCTAAAGCCTCTAATTATATCGCTAAAGTAATTGGAGATCAAACCCAAACACTACAAGAGTCTGGTACTTCAGATCCTTATCTACAAACAACTGGTAGTTATCCAAATGCTTCAAGATATGTAAGAGTATCAGCTGTAAATAACAAAACCCCAGATTATTTTGATAACGCTGGTCTTGCTAAAACAGCTTTCACATCTTCAATCCCAGTTACTCAAAGTGGTACATTTGGGGAAGCGACAGGTGATATTTTAACAGGAACGGGCAATTATTATCAAGATATTAACAACACAGATACTCAAGGTCTAGTAGGGGGTAACTACACAGATGCAATTAATTTATTAGCTAATAAAGATGAGTATCGATATAATGTAATTACAGCCCCTGGTTTGATTTATGAAAACGCAAGCCACGCAACTCCACTTGACACATTAATTTCAAATACTGAAAATAGAGGAGATGCAATTGTTGTAGTAGATCTTAAAAATTATGGTTCAACAGTAACAGGAGCTACTTCTACAGCCGCTACTTTAGATACCTCATATGCTGCTGCTTATTGGCCTTGGTTACAGGTTACTGATTCAAACTCCCAACAATTAGCCTGGATTCCAGCTTCAACAATGATTCCTGGAGTTTATGCTAATAACGATAGAACATCAGAAGCATGGTTTGCTCCTGCAGGTATCAATAGAGGTGGATTAGGAAGTGTAAGACAAGCAGAACGTAAATTAACTCAAGCTAATAGAGATACATTATACACTGGTAAAGTAAACCCAATCGCTACCTTCCCAGGTAGAGGAGTTGTAGTATTTGGTCAGAAAACACTTCAAAACCAAGCTTCAGCACTTGACCGTGTAAATGTTAGAAGATTGTTAATTGAACTTAAATCATACATTTCACAAGTATCTGATAACTTGGTATTCGAACAGAATACAGCAGCTACAAGAAATACATTCTTAAGCCAAGTTAACCCATACTTAGAAAGCGTTCAACAACGTCAAGGATTGTATGCCTTTAAGGTAGTAATGGATAGTAGTAATAACACAGCAGATGTGATCGATAGAAACCAATTAGTTGGTGCGATTTATATCCAACCTACTAAAACTGCTGAATTTATTTACTTAGATTTCAACATTTTACCAACAGGAGCTACTTTCCCAGCGTAAGAATTTGAAAAGTTAATATTTATAATTGAATAAAAAATAAACACAAGATAAAATGGCAGTATTAGATCCAAACGAAATATTTTTCACCGCTTTCGAACCGAAGCAGAAAAACAGATTTATCATGTATGTGGATGGGATTCCATCTTACATGATCCAAGAAATTGGGGAATTGAAAGTTGAAAATGGTGAAGTAGTATTAAATCACATCAACGTTCAACGTAAAGTAAAAGGTAAATCAAAATGGTCAGATTTAACTATGAAACTTTATGACCCAATCACTCCTTCAGGTGCTCAAGCAACTATGGAATGGGTACGTTTACACCACGAATCAGTAACTGGTCGTGATGGTTATAGTGATTTCTATAAAAAAGATTTAACTATTAACGTATTAGGTCCTGTAGGTGATGTGGTTTCTGAATGGATTATTAAAGGTGCATATATTAAAGATGCAGCATTTGATGGTTTCAGTTGGGGTAGTGATGGTGAAGCCCAATCTATCAACATGACTATTGGGATGGATTATGCAGTATTGAATTTCTAATAAAATTCTATCAAATATTTTTCAAGAGAGCTTGGCTACAGTCAAGCTTTTTTGTATCATGAATATGTATACACGTATTTTAAGTTATAACTAAATAAAAATTATGGAAGAAAGTAAATTCAAGTTTCCAACCGAAACAATTGAGTTGCCCTCGAAAGGTCTAATTTATCCTGAAGATAATCCTCTATCATCTGGTACTATTGAAATGAAGTATATGACTGCTAAGGAAGAAGATATTCTTTCAAACCAATCATATATTCAAAATGGTACAGTACTAGATAAACTACTTAAATCTCTTATTATATCTAAAATTGATTATAATGAGCTTATTGTAGGTGATAAAAACGCAATTATGATTGCAGCTCGTGTTTTGGGTTATGGTAAGGATTATGAATTTGAATATAAGGGAGAAAGAGTAAGTGTTGATTTATCTACTTTAGAAAATAAAGTTTTTGATGAAAAAGCAATTACTAGAGGAGTTAATGAATTTCCTTTCACACTACCTTCATCAGATACTAAAATTACCTATAAACTCTTGACTCATAAAGATGAAATGGCAATTGATGCTGAAATCAAGGGTATGAAAAAAATTAATAAGAATGCTGACCCTGCAGTTTCTACTCGTTTAAAAGCAATGATTCTCTCAGTTAATGGAGATGATGATAGAAAAACAGTACGTGAATTTGTAGACAATTACTTACTGGCTAGAGACGCAAGAGCATTCCGTCAACACGTTAGAGAAGTACAGCCTGATGTTGATTTAAATGTAATGGTAGAAGTAAACGGTGGGATGGAGGCCATCGATATACCAATTACGGTCAACTTTTTTTGGCCTGACGCCTCAGTATAGAGTTTCCCTATTTAGCCAGATACAC